GGTACATGATCAATGAGAACCAATTCCGTGCGGAGCTTGACTCGTTCAAAACTCCTCATCAACCCGTTCCCTATTACATGAATGCTGCTTCTTACTGGTTAGGTTGGGGCGTTTTTGGAAGACGGGAACAATACTCTTACGACTACCTCAAACGATTCAAATGAAAACTCTTGCTATCCTCCCCGCCGTCGCCCTGATGGCTGCACCTGCTTTCGCTGGTCCCTACGCTAACATCGAAGCCAACAGCGGTTTCACCGGTTCTGACTACACCGGTACGAGCACTGACTTCCACCTGGGTGTGGAAGGTGCTTCGGGCGTAGCTTCCTACGGCTTCCAAGCTGGTCCTACCGTCATTTCCCCCGACGGTGGTGAAGCTGAAACTATCCTGACTGGCAAAGTCTTTGGTTCTGTTGCAGCAAGCGAGAAGCTTTCTGTGTACGGTGAGATCTCCGCAGCGTTCGATGACGTGAACAGCTACGGTACCAAAGCTGGTGTGAAGTACGCCTTCTAACCTACTGTTGTGGTGGGTGGGTCGGCAACTTTAATTACTTACTAACATGACTGCAACAATTGCACTTAGAAAGGAGAGCGCATGGGAGCAGTTTTGTTCCTGGGTGACCTCCACCAACAACCGTCTTTATGTAGGCTGGTTTGGAGTCTTGATGATTCCTTGTCTGCTAGCCGCTACCATTTGTTTTATTGTAGCCTTTGTGGCTGCACCACCTGTTGATATTGATGGAATCCGTGAACCCGTTGCGGGCTCCCTTATGTACGGAAACAACATCATATCGGGAGCCGTCGTTCCGAGCAGCAATGCCATCGGACTACACTTCTACCCAATTTGGGAAGCTGCTTCACTTGATGAGTGGCTGTACAACGGCGGGCCTTTCCAGCTCGTCACTTTCCACTTCCTCATTGGCATCTATGCTTACATGGGACGCGAGTGGGAACTTAGCTATCGACTAGGCATGCGCCCCTGGATCTTTGTTGCGTACTCTGCTCCTGTCGCCGCTGCGACTGCTGTCTTCCTTGTTTATCCGTTTGGACAAGGCTCTTTTTCAGATGCTATGCCCTTGGGGATATCCGGCACCTTCAACTACATGCTGGTGTTCCAGGCTGAGCACAACATTCTTATGCATCCTTTTCACATGCTGGGTGTGGCCGGCGTGTTTGGTGGGAGCTTGTTCTCTGCTATGCACGGCAGCTTGGTCACGTCGTCGCTTGTTCGGGAAACGACTGAAGACATGTCTCAAAACTATGGCTACAAGTTCGGTCAAGAGGAAGAGACCTATAATATTGTTGCCGCTCACGGCTACTTTGGTCGCCTCATTTTCCAATATGCCAGCTTTAATAATAGCCGCAGTCTTCATTTCTTCCTCGCTGCTTGGCCTGTTGTTGGTATTTGGTTTGCCGCTCTCGGAGTGAGCACCATGGCGTTCAATCTTAACGGTTTCAACTTCAACCAGTCTCTGCTGACCAATGATGGTCGAGTGGTGAATACCTGGGCTGATATTCTGAACCGTGCTAACCTGGGCTTCGAGGTGATGCATGAGCGTAATGCTCATAATTTCCCCTTGGATCTCGCGGCTGCTGAGACCACTGCAGTAGCCTTGAAAGCTCCTACTCTCGGTTAATTACCATGCCAATGGGATACAACCCTAGTAGTCTTACTTTGACTACTAACTATATTACTCCTGCTAGCACCGAAACTGACGGCAACAATTTTGATCGTCCGTTTATCTTCGCATATCCTGATGGTCAGACTCTTGATGAGCTGAGCCCTGAAGGACAGATTGCGGGAACTCCTGCGTCTAACACCGGTACCATCCGTGTGTCGCCAACTACTTGGCCGTAACAATTAAGCAATGTCGTCCGTTCATCCTTTCGAGGACGCATGTCACCTGATCATGGAACGGGGGTCAGGTACTTTCATCTAACACAATGACTCAAGTCGAATTGGATGCCCGTGTTCGGGAGCAACAGGCAGCTGAAAAGGCAGCCAAGCTTAAGTATCGCGGCATTGCTTACAAATCTCACGCTACTAAATTCTAAGTAGCAACGGGAGTCAGGCACCTCAGTGTCGGACCTGGCTCCTATTGGCATTGGCCCCTGCGGGGATACCCTTTGCCGAACCGGTTTGGTAAAGACCTATAATTTTTACCATAAAAAATTTAATAACTCTGAACGTTCAGAGAGGTATGACTAATTAAACCTCTCCATAAAAATGGCTAACACTACTGTAACTCCTGGTGGTTCTCTAAACCTGAACCCCGCAACTATTGCTCTGTCCCAAGGCTACAACGACGGTAGCACCACGGGAAAGTACGCCACGTATCTGAAGCTGTTCAGCGGCGAAATGATCAAGGCTTACGAGTCCCAGACGATCGCTAAAGGCACTGTTCAGAACCGTGTCCTTCGTAACGGCAAGAGCCTCCAGTTCATCTACACTGGTCGCATGGAAGCCGCTTACCACACCCCTGGCACCCCTATCCTCGGTAGCGGTGATCCTCCGGTGGCTGAGAAGACCATCCTCATGGATGACCTGCTGGTTAGCTCCGCTTTCCTGTATGATCTCGATGAGACCCTTGCTCATTATTCGCTGCGTAGCGAGATCTCTGCTAAGATCGGTCACGCTCTGGCTGAAGCTTATGACAAGAAGGTCTTCCGTTCTATTGCTCTGGCTGCACGCCAAGCACACCCCATCACTGCCGCTCCTGGTCCCGAGCCCGGCGGTTCTGTGATCAACCTGGGTGCTGGTAACGCCTTCAACGCTCAGTCTATCGTTGACGCTTTCTTTGAAGCTGCTTCGATCCTGGACGAGAAGAACGTTCCTACCCAAGGTCGTACCGCTGTGCTGTCCCCGCGTCAGTACTACGCACTCGTGTCTCAAGTTGACACCAACATCCTGAACCGTGACTACGGCGCTACCTCCGGTAGCCTGAACAGCGGTGAAGGTCTGTATGAAATCGCCGGTATCCAAATCCGTCGTAGCAACAACCTGCCTTTCGATGCTGGTACCGTTGCTCGCGTGAACGGTGAGAACAATGATTACAGCGGCAACTTCACTGGTCACTGTGGTCTGATCTATGGTCGTGACGCTGCTGGCGTTGTCGAAGCCATCGGTCCTTCCGTGCAAACCACGGGTGGAGATGTGAAGGCAATGTACCAAGGCGACCTGATCATCGGTCGTATGGCTATGGGCTGTGATTGGCTCAACCCTGCTGCTGCTGTCGAACTGACTGCAGTTTGATAAAGAGGTACCATTATGATTAATCCTGGTACGTCTGAAGTTGTTGTTATTAACCCTGGTGTTGGCTCTGTCCGCTCCCAAACCCTGAACCCTACTACCCCTGTGGAAGTCGGTCGTACTGTGGTTGGTGGTGTTGAAGGTGATGCTACCGAAGGGTCTTCGCTCCCTATTTCTTGGTGATTTAAATGGCTAATGCTGCTGCTGCTGCAGGTGGAAACGGTGTTGCCGGTACCGTGACTGTTGCTGGTCTGGTCGATCTTATTACCGATCAAACCGGTACTCTCGCTGGCGCTAACTTCTCTATTGAGGGTCTGGCTGCTGATGGCGAGGGTGTCGCTGTCCGTCACTCTGTGTCCCGCACTGCTGGTGGTACTACTGCTTCGGAGGTCTACTCCGTAACACAGGGTCTGCGTTTTGCATACGCTGGTGTTGAAGCAGATAGTCCTGCTAAAACTCGTACTGATCTCACCATTGAGTGAGTTCTAATTAATCTGGGGGTTCCTTCGGGAGCCCCTTTTTTTATTTATACATATGACGTTCCCCACTGCATTTGATTCTGAGACCGAACTCTCCAGCGTAAACTCAATACTGGGGATCATTGGTCAAGCCCCTATTACTGCGCTAGAATTTACCAACCCTGAAGTTGCTTTTATCTATCAGCTGCTTGGAGAAGCTAGCAAAGATATTCAAAACGAAGGCTGGACTTTTAATACTGAACTACATTATCCATTAGAACGAAACACTGACAATAAAATTGCTATTACTAACAACATGCTTCGTGTTGATCTTAGTGATGGACAAGTTTCTAAGTTTTATGATCCTGTTAAACGGAACGGTTTTTTGTATGACAAAGTAAATCATACTGATATTTGGGATCAAGATATTACTGCTGATATTGTCTGGTTTTTTGACTACGAAGATCTGCCTTCTGTATTCAAACGCTACGCTACCTACAAGGCTGGTACCCGTGCTGCTACTCAAATGGTAGGCAACCCTCAATTGGCACAGCTTCTAGCCGCTCAAGAGGTGCAGGCACGAGCTGCTTGTATGGAATACGAATGCAACCAAGGTGACTATAACATGTTTGGTTTTGGTCACGATACTAGCTACACTGCTTACAAACCACATCAAGGACTTAATCGAGTAGTATGACAAGCATCGCGCAAAAAATTCCTAGGTACATTCTTGGGATGTCCGATCAACCCGATGAGCTTAAGGTTCCTGGGCAAGTTCGTGATGCTGAGAATGTCTTACCTGATGTTACTCTTGGATTATTGAAGCGTCCAGGTACCAAATACGTTAGTCAGTTGACTACTAACTCGGAAGGTACTTGGTTTACAATTTACAAAAATGATCGTGTTGAACAGGATGAGCGATACATCTGCCAAATCACCCGTCAAGGTGATGTAAATGTTTGGAGCATGAAGTCTGGCAAAGCCATGACTGTTCTGTATACAGCAGATGCTATTAACCTTGAAGGTGAGCAAGTCGGTGGTTTCTATACTGCTGCTGGTCTCACTGCTATTGCTGGTCCGGAAGATTATTTAGTTCACTCTCAGGACAATGATCTTCATACTATGAGTGTTAACGATTATACGTTTATCACTAATAGAAGGACTCCTGTGTCTATGTCTAATAGTGTTACGACGACACGACCGTATGAAGCATTTGTAGAGCTAAAAGCTTTGGCTCATTTGCAAGCATACACGCTTGACTTTGACCAACCTGGACAAAACCAACCAAACCAACCCCCTGTAGTTTTTACTAGCGCCAGTCGTGTTAGTATTAGTCCTGTTGGTTGGAACCTTAGTACCTATTGTAACAACGCTCCTGGTTGTAACAGGGCTGGTCAATGGACTGTGACTCTTAGCTCAGGCTCTAAAACTGGTCTAGACGTAACCATTACTAACAATTGTACTGCAGTACCTGATGGTTGTGTAGGTAACAGTGTCAGTGAATCTTATAGCCTCAGTGTCACCCTTAACAATGGTGGTGAAGGTTGGCAAGTTGGAGACCAAATTACAACCAACCAAGGTGGCAATGAATTTAGAATTACTGTTGATGAAGTAGGTCAAGAGATTACTACAACAGCTAATGATGGTAGGGCTACCTACACAGAAACTAATACTTCTGCTACTCTCAATGCTTCTACAATTTTAAGTAATCTAATTTCAGACATCAACGGTTTTAACAAAGGTTATACTGTTGAAAGAATTGGTAACGGTTTGTACATTACAAATACATACCCGTTTATTATTACTACGCCTGACCCTACTTTGATGGATGTGATTTCTGTCACAGACCAACAGCAGGAAGGTGAAACAAATCCAAATTATATCACACAAGTTAATAACATTAGTCGTCTACCTAATCAATGCAAGCACGGATACATCGCTAAGGTGGTGAATACTGAAGCTGCAGCAGATGACTATTATGTTAAGTTTCGTGGTAACAATGAACTAGACGGTGAAGGTCTTTGGGAAGAGTGTGCCAAACCTGGCATCCCTCATACCATTAACAACCGGTCAATGCCTCACGTTTTGATCCGTACTTCAAACGTTACGGTAGATAGCGACGGGGATTTGATTTCTGAATTCTATGTCGGACCTGTACGGTGGGGACCCCGAGCAGCTGGTGATGAGATTACTAACCCTCGTCCTAGTTTCTGTCCACCGCCTGGTGCTGACTTTGGTGATACTATTAACGCCACCGTGTTCTTCCGTGATCGGCTTGTCTTCTTGAGTCGAGAGAACATTGTGATGTCTAGGACTTCTGAGCATTTTGAATTGTTTGGTCAATCTGCTACAGCTATTGTAGACAACGATCCTGTTGATGTATCGTCTAGCAGTACTGTACCTGCTATTCTACATGAGGGTTTAGTTGTACCTGCAGGTTTGATTGTTGTCAGTCCTAACCAGCAGTTCTTGCTTCGTACAGAAAACGATATTCTGTCACCACTGACAGTTAAAATTACTAACATTTCTAGCTATAATATTAACCCAAACACCAAACCTATTTCTCTTGGTACTACTGTAGGCTTCTTCAGCAACACTGGTAAGTACAGCCGTTTCTATGAAATGGTTAATGTTAGCAGTAGCGGGGACCCTGAAGTACTAGAGCAAAGTAAATCAGCTGGTACGTTGTTGCCACAAAATTTAGAGTTAATTGCTGACTCACAAGAAAACGACCTAATTATGGCGTCGGAACGAGGCAGTAATCAGGTATGGTGTTTTAAGTATTTTAATACTGGAGAACGACGAGCCCTTAACTCATGGTTCTATTGGACTATGCTTGGTGAAGTTGTTCATCAGGCTATGATTAAGGACAACTACTACGCTGCTCTTGAAGCTGATAACGGTACAGTCTATCTGGTACGTGGTGACTTACGTCCTTTGCGTGATACCACTACGTTTACTGAAGACAACTTCCGTATTCACTTTGATTATTACGGGTCAGTTGCTACAGGCGACATGACTTATAATGAGACAGATAACGAAACAACTTTTACTTTACCCATCCCTTATTTTGCAAACGAAGAGTTGCAAGCCTTTAGTATGGGTAACGAACCAGGACGTATTGGTGACATCACTGTAAACGGTACAACTGGTACGCTACAAGGTGATTGGACGAACGTTGATCTTGCTTTAGGTTACACGTTTAACATGCGTGTAGAGTTCCCCACCATTTATCCTACAGCTAAGAGTGGTTTGTCTGGTGCGCTTCAAGCCGATACTCGGGGGTACTTAACTCTTAATAGAATTAAAGTAACCTTGGGTGATTCTGGCTATTACGAAGCTACCCTTAAATCTTTTGGCAGGGATGATCGTGTTATCACTTATGAATCTGCAACTGCAGGTACTTACCTAGCTAATACAGCTTCTATTCGTGACGATACTATTGTGACCATTCCTGTTTATGATAAGAACAGTAATTTTAATTTAGAACTATCTTCTAAACACCCTTCTCCTACTACATTGTATTCAATGGAATGGGAAGGTAACTACAGTAATTTGTATTATCGAAGTGTCTAAGGTTGAAATCCGCCCAGCAACGATTGAGGCTGCCATCGAGGTGGCCTCTAACTTGCTCCCAGAGGACCGTAGAGAGGTCGAAGAGGGGCATGGCCAAGATCCTATGGTTGTGCTCCCTGAAGCCGTTTCTAAAGGCTTCTGCGTGTACTTCACGATGCCTAACGGCAAGACTGCCGGTATGGCAGGTATTCATGACACCGGAGCAATCTGGATGTTATGTACACCAGTTATCCGTGACTACCCAATAGCTTTTGCACGCGAAGCTAAAAAGTTTATTGACAGCAGAAAAGAGAAGCTGCTCTTTAACATTGTGGATGCACGTAATGTGACCCACGTAAAACTTCTCAGATTCCTTGGGTTTAAGTTTATCCGAGTGATTACTTACGGACCCAATAACTTACCCTTTATAGAATTCTGTAAATTATGTGCGGACCCGCAACAGCCTTAGCCGTTGGCACAGGTGTATCTCAAGGTATGACCGCAGTTGGCGGTTATCTAGAAGGTCAATCAAGAACAACTGAAACTAACCGTGCTCGATTAAATCAGTATCGAGACGCGGCAATGATGTCTGAATTTAAGTTTCAAGGGGATGAAGCTATTCGTCGGGCAGCTATCAATGATTTTCAGTCTGGTGTACGTGAGGGCGACATAGCTCTTGGTGCAGTTAGGACTGGTCTTGATAAACAGATTGCTGAACGTGAAGGTAAAGCTCGCGTTGCAAGTCTTGCTAGGGAGCAGAAATTACTGCAAACTCAAGGCAGAATAGCTGCAAGTATGCCAGCAGGTCGAGGTCGTGAACGTGCGATGACTATTGCTGCCGGTACTGCTGGAGCAGATGAAAGTCTGGATCTAGGTAATTTGCTACGTGCTAGATTTGGTGCAGCAGATGTGTATCGTGGTAGAGCTGACGAAGCTATTTCTTATCGACGACAACTACGCAGCAAGATTCCTCTACCTACTCGAAGAGCACCCATGCCTTCGGCACCAGTTATGCAATCAGGACCTTCTGCTCTGTCTTTGATTGGTGGTCTCGGTCAGGCAGGCTTTGCTGGATTTGGTGCTGGTAGAAGTTTGGCTAAAGAACTTTACAACATTTAAAGAATTATGGCTGAATTTGAATCATTTGCACAAGTACCTGGGTTTCGTCCTAGGGCTATCGTAGATACTGCTGGACAAGTCAGGGCTCAAGTTAACAAAGAGCTAGAACAGATGCGTGAGTTTTTTAACTCTCGTAGAATTACAGATCAGCAGCGCATTGAAGATGCTAAGTTTGCTGGACAGAACTGGAAAGCTCTTGCTAGCCTCACTGAGTCTGGAATGAAGCTTTACAGCGATGTAAAAGCTCAAGAAGCTAAAGACAAGCTAACTGGTGAGATGTGGGACAGCATCTTAAATCCAGAATATCGTAGTGCTGACTTTGAAACTCCTTTCATCAATGAAGCTGAGCGTCAGAACATTGTAGCTAAAGCACAAGCTGATGGACTGGAAGCTGACGGAGATCTTATCGGATCTGAATTGGTACGCAAACGGTACCAAGGTCTTGGTCAAGGCATCACTGATGAACGTGCCAAGGCACAGAAACTTAAAACAACCTTTCCTTCTCAGCTAACAGCTTTTGTTAATAGTGAAACAATGGTACGCTACCAAGGTGTACCTGTTCCTATCAACATGCTGTATAATAGCAATGATTACGACAGGGTTAACTTTGCGTTGAACACGGCTGCTTCTCGTATTCTTGAAAGGGAAAACGCTCAGTTTATGACCAAGGATACTCTTGTCAAGTATCTTGGTGAAGTCGTGCCTTCAACAATTGGTTATATGGCAACTAACCAATTGACTCAAACTATTGCCCAACAAAAAGACGAGCGTCTATCTGAAACTAAAGCGAAAGCTTACAATGCTGGCGTTCAGAGTACCCCTGCAGACGCTACTCAAAACTTTCAAGAATATTCTTTGAGTCTTTTTAATGATAACAATGGAGTTGTCACTATACAGCGTGCTAATCGTCTAGCTGCTGAAAGCATGCTTCTAGGTGCAGCTAGTATTAGTGAAGAGCAGGTCCGTATTATTGGTAAAGCTGAGCAAAGACCTGGTGAACCTAACACTGCTATTAAATTTACTAACCGTCTAAAGTATCAGGAAGCACTTGTCGCTGCTAGAGCAAAACAAAAACAAGACGATGCTGCGTTTTATTCACAGCTAAAAGACGATACTGCTAAGATGGTGCGTAGTGTAACCAGCATTGAAGATAAAACAGCTGCCGTTGAAGATAGCGCCAAAAAGCTAGAAGCTCGCGGTATGTATCAGGAAGCTCAAGAGTTACGAGCTGATGCAGGTAAGTACGTTGTACCGCCTGAAGCACTTGCTAATTACTTGAGGCTTGAAGAGCGCCAAGCTACTGGTAAAGCTGTTACTGAATCTGAGATTCAAGCAGGATTGCAGAACGATACTCTGACCCCTTCTTTGGCTAGACAGCTTCGTACTCAACGACGCGAGGTATTTAAAGAAGGTCTTGAATCGGCTAAAAACTCTCAACAGATTAGTACTTCTCTGTACACTGCTCGCTTGAAAAACACCGTTGGTGGTGAATATAATATCAATACTGGTGAGTGGACTGGTGTTAAGCAGAACCTTCCTGTTAGCACTAACCAACTACGTGCAATTACTAAATCTTACCAGAAAGATCTACAAACTGATCTAAATAATTTTGCTCTGACTCTGCCTCTAGATATGGATATTGCAGAGAAAAATGAAAGGATGAGTAAGCGAGCACAAGCGTTTTACAAAGAACAAGTTGAAGAACCAACTGGTAAATACTACCTTGGCGGTCTTTTGGTTGATCCAGAAGCAGTTACCAGCGGTACTCAAGCTTTTGAAAACGTAAGGAATGCTGCTAATCAGTTTGGTGGTTCTACCATTTATGCTCCTACAGCTTTGCCTTCTGGAAACATTGATTACTCTGATCGATGGAATCCTGGTCAAGGTGTGAGTCAAGAGATTAAAAATACGTACAAACCTGGTGACAGACTGTACGATATCTCTCAAATTATTCTAGCTAAAAACGAAGCTGAACAAGCTGTCTTTAACAGAGACGTAATTCAAGCTGCTAAGGATTTGGGTATGACGCCTAAACGTTTCCTTGATCAGCAAGTAGCCTCTTGGGGTCTAGATCCTATTAACTGGAGTGCTGCTGATATGCTGACTAAGAGTGACGAATTTAGAGACAAACCTGCAATGCGTCAAATTACAGGTGAAGGTACTCCAAAACTTGATCCAGCACAACAAGATCCTGGTAAAATGGGATTCCGTCTTACTGCGGTAACTGGCATTCCTACGTTACTTTCTAAAGGATTTTCAATTCAAGCTTCGTCTAGTTGGTCTGCTTTCTTGTACTTGATGGGTACTGCAGATAAAAAAGATTATTTCAAAGACAACGCTAGCTTTGATATGATCCCGCCTTCTTATATTGAAAGCGCACAAAACGCTAATATGACTTACCGTACTTTAGCAGGTATGCTTGCCAAAAGTCGTAAGTTTCAAGAAGCTGGTTATACTGCAGGTGATATTATTAATTACGCAGCAACACTTGAACAACTTTACGGTATTAAGTAATGCCTGACATTTTTGGCTTTTCTGAGGAAGAGCAACAACAACAAGAACAGCAGGTTCAACCCGTTCCTGCTGAAATGACTCCTGCTCAAGTTGCCGAAACGGCACAGCCTGCCGAGAAGCCCGAGGGTTTCTTTAGCCAAGCTGGTCAAGCCCTTGACTTTGTTATGGGTGGTTTTGGTGATGAACGAGTTGGACAGCAACTAGAAGAGTCGAAAGCAAAAGCTCAGGAAGAAGGCAACATACTCCGTGAAATCGACGCTAACATTGGATCAGCAGTTAATGCTCTCCTTGGCGGTGGTGCTCGCGGGGTACAGCTACCTTTTGAAGCTGGTGCTCGGGTCAGTGGACAGAATACTCAATGGGCTAATAAACCTGCCAGTGTTCTAGATGATGACCCGCTTGCAGATGCTCTATTTGAAATCTCTAAAGTTTTAACACCAACCCTAATTCTAGCTCCTGTAACGGGAGGTATGTCTGTACCAGCAGGTCTTGCTGTTGAGTCTATTGTAGAGACTTTGCCTCAAGATAGTGCAGCAGATCTAGTTGCTGGACGTACTGTGGCTGCTAAGATGGGAGAGATCTACGATGCGTTAGAGCTTGACCTAGGCTATGCAAATGGCTCTGAACTTACTCGTGACCTGATTGAAGGTAACACTCCAGCAGCTCAAGCTATCTTGGCTGTTTGGGGTTTTGGTCAAAACTATGGCATTAACTGGTCTGCTACTAAACTAATTCAACAGTTCCCTGCTGTTAAATCAGTCTTTACTCGTGGTAGTGATTGGATTGCTGGTAAGCTAGGAAAGACTGTAGAGGAAGTAGATGAAGCTCTGACTAACATCCCTGACGCTCCTTATACCTCTTCCGCCGAACCTTCTGCAGCTGTCACTCTTAACACTGCTATTCCTCGTGCGCTTAGTCCTGAAGAAAACATTATTAACACGCCAGGTCTTTTCCAACGTATGTTGAGGGACATTGAAGATCTGCCTGATGTGGATCGTGTTCCTGGTGAGTTTATGTTTAATTTGGAGAAAGTTATTAAAGCTCCTTCTCCTCGTGAAGCATTGGCTGAGGCTTTTGCAGATCTTCCTGCGTTTGATCTCGGAACCAACGAACTTAAACGTGTTCAACGTAAAACTCTTGAATGGTTGATTGCTAACCGTTCTATGATGGATACGGATTTGCAACAATTCCTTAATCAGTACAACCACGATTTTACTATTAACGTCGATCCGACTGCAGTTAAAGGCGGTAATATTACCAAGGAATTGTTTGACAATTTTGATGCGTATGTTCGTGATTATTTCCGAATTGGAGATCCTACTCGTGGTTTGGATCCTGACGCTCCTTATGTAGGTATTGCTGTTGCTCGTTATATCCTAGAGGATATGGGCTACATGATGCAGAAAGTTGGTAGTCAATTGGATGACATGCTTGCACGTAATGAGGATATCACTCCTTTGATGCGTGATGTGTTTATTCCTTTGGAACGTACTGTACAAACTTTTGCATATCCCTTCCGTCGCGCTAAGCGTGATTGGTATCTACGTGGTGAAACTCAGCAAAGGGAATTCTTGTCTCCAGGTAGAGAGTACGCTCAAGATGCAGTAGAGGATAACCTCGATAAGATTGTCATCGATAAAATGCCTACGGCTGAAACTATTGGTGACCTGTGGACTGCTGCACAAATGGGTGATAATAAAGCTTTTGATACTCTCAAAACTTATATTAAAAACCTTAAGCTTGGTGATCCTGCTAAAGTTGTTGCTGACAACGAAATCAGTACGACTATTATCCGTGATCAACTGCGGAAGAAAGATGCTACGACTAAGTTCTTCTACAACGGCATGATGCTTGGTCAGATTGGTACTCAGTTTAACGCTGCAGTTCCTACTGTATTCCGTCAAGTTATGGAGCCGTTGGCTTTGGCTGGCAGCATCAACCCCTCTGTAAGCAGTGCTGAGCGGATGTATGGGTTTGGTCAGTTCTGGGGTGGTATGAAGTACATGAACAAGTCTTGGAGTGCTTTGTTCCGTGCTTTGAATACTAACAAACCTGCAGCTGGATACGCTAAATACTCTACTAACTACAGCAGCAATCTATTAAAAGAGCAAGCTCAAATCCAAAAGCTTCATGCTGAGCTGCAAATCCAGATGGCTGAAGAAGGAGCAAACTTCTTTGAACGTCTTCAAGCCCGAGCTTGGGGTTGGTGGCAAGTCGCTATGTTTGACCCTAAAGCTAACTTGGCTAGCCGTGGTTTGATGGCTAGTGATGAATCAGCTCGTGTTACTACGGGTGTTCAAGTCGCTAGTGGTCGGGCGTTTCGTGATGCTCATTTAGGTAAAATTAAAGCTGAACAGATTGGTCAACAAACTGAAGCTTACCTAAAACAGATCTTCCGTGGTGATCCTGCCTATGCAAACATCCGAGATCCTGAGGTGAAAGCGCTTGCTGACACCATTACCATGCAGACTCCGCTAAAGATTGACGACGACTCTAGTTTGCTAGACCGTTACTTTGCTGCAGAAGATGCTGCGGCTAAGATGTCTCCTATTCACCGATTCTTTAGCCCGTTTAACCGAGTTGCTGGTGCTCAGTTGCAGCAAGAGCTTGTGACTCAAACAGCTATGGTTCCAGGTGCTCAAGCTTTTATTGGTAAGGGTATGCCTGGTATGAAGAAGTTTTCTAAGCTTTATCAGAAAGGTGACGCTACACAAAAGCTTCAGCTTGAGTCTCAACTGGCTTTGTCTCAATGGCTAACTCTTAGCACTATCTCAACTATCTTGTTTGGTGGTAAGATTACTGGAAGTGTTGTCTCTCCTGGTGAACCACAGAACTCTATTATTATCCCTGCACCATGGACTCGCAAAGGTGAGATTGCTCTACCTTACAGTAAGTTCAGCCCCTATGGTGTTGTCTTAAATAATGTAGCTAATACTGTACGTGAATTCCAAACCGGAGCTATCTCTCACGGTCAGTATGAACGTAGTATTGCTAATGTTATTTATGGCTACGCTGCTTTTGGTCTGAATAAAGCTGTGCTTCAAGGTCAGCAGCAACTGCAAAAGATTCTTGATTTCCAGAACTTTGAACCTTGGATGCTGGCACTTATTGACACGTCTTTGAGTGCATTTACTCCTGGTATTGGTAGAGAACTTGGTGCTTTGCTTGATCCGTATCAAGCTAACACTGGTGATCGTACTAGCATTGAACGGCGTGCAGCAGCTGGGTTCTTGAATCAAGCTACTGGTTCTGCTTTCATGCCTAAAAAGTATGATATCTACGCTAAGGAAAAATCTGATCCTGAAACTAAGTTTCCTCTTCCTAAAGACGGTAACCCGTTTACAAGGCGTGTGATGGGTCTTCTTAATTTTATGTACCCTGGTAATGTGACGGAAACTGATTACAGTGATCCTGTAAAAGGTATGTTCCGTGCTGCTGGGTATGAAACTTATTACAACCTGACTAATAAAATTGGTGCTGCGTACTTGACTCAAGAACAGCAAAGTAGTTTGCAATATGAAATGCAAGGTGTTTTGTACAAAGAGTTAGATCGGTTTAGAAACGATCAATATATGCGTGGTAACAAACCAGTTGGTCTTTGGAGGAAATACAAGAACCGTCTCAAAGAGTACGGTCCTGACGATATCAATACTCAGAAAGCTTTAAATGAGTTTCATGAACGTTTAGATGACATTCATTTTAAAGTAAAAGATGCAGCTGTTGAGGCTTCTGGTCTTAACCAAGATCCAACCCTTCGAGAACAGATTGAGAAAGTTAAGCGTGAGCGCTTGTCTCCTGAGCTTTCTTCTGTGCCTCGTGAAGGTTTGTATGCACAAGCTGCTCAGCAAGATACGCCTCTTGCAAACCAAGTTCGGGCTCTCCTGGACATCGCTTAAACCACCCATTACTACTAATTTTGTAACGTAATGGCAACAACCGAACAATTTTATTTAGGTGACGGTAACACTACCAATTACACCTTTCCATTTGAATACATTACAAAAGACGACGTTAAGGTAAGCCTTAATGACGTTGATACAAGTGAATATACTTACGCCAACGCTACAACCATTCAGTTTAACTCAGCTCCTGCTGATCAAACTAGAATTCGTATTTATCGTTACACGAACGTAGAAGACCTGAAGGCAACCTTTTCTTCGGGTTCTTCTATTCGTGCAAAAGATCTTAATGATAACTTCCAGCAGAACAACTTTGCTGTTGAAGAAATTAGGAACTATAGTTGGGACAACGAAATTGATACCATCCATAGTGACGAGACTTGGGACAGCTCTGATACCAAGATCGCTACTACTGCTGCTATGGATGCACGCTTCCAAGATGAAGCGACTGAAACCATTGAAAGCACGGAAACGTGGATTAGCGACGATGATCGTGTTCCTACTACCGCTGCATCTGATGCTCGTGTAGATGGGAAAATTGATGATGCTATTGAAAATGACATCCTCATTGATAGCACTGGTCTTACCAAGTCTGCTGCTGGTGGTCAGGTAACTCTGGGTATCGGTGCTAATTCAGTTGATCTTGATCGAATCAAGAACTCTGACATCATCACGACTGCTGAGCAAAACTCAGGAGTTACTGCTGCTGATAGCAACATTTTTACTGCTGCTTGAGCTGCTCGCCGCTTTGACACTATTGTTCAAACCAACAACCCTGGCAATGGTCCTTGGGAAGTA